GCAATCCTGACAAACGGCAATCCCAATGAGATTCTGTTCCCGTTCAAGTTTGGCAATACTGATGGTTCTAACCTGACAACTGCCAAAGAGTTTGAGCGTATGCTTTTGATGGCAACAGGAACACTTGACTCTCAGGGAATGATTACTGCTGTCTCTAGGGATGCGGGTCAGGGTGGTATTTCGATGGCTACAGCCTCGATTATCAAGAAATACAAGCGTACCTTGGTGAACTTTCAAGAGGATTTTATGATCCCCTTCATCACCAAAGCCGCTTATCGGTATATGCAGTTCGACCCCGAGCGTTACCCTACTGTGGACATGAAGTTTATTCCCACGGCTGCACTTGGAATCATCGCTAGAGAGCATGAGCAACAACAATTCATTGCGCTTTTGCAGACTCTTGGCCCGAATACGCCTGTTTTGCCTATCATTCTGAAGGGAATCATGGCTAATTCATCTCTGTCTAACAGATTTGAGTTGATTCAGATGTTGGATGAGATGAGCAAACCTGATCCACAAGCACAGCAGATGCAACAAGCACAGGCTGAGTTGGCTATGCAAGCGGCACAGGCTCAGATTGCTGTTCAAACTACACAAGCAGAGCAAAATCGTGCTGAAGCTGCTAAATTGTTGACTGAAACACAGTTAATGCCTCAAGAAGTCCAAGCTAAAGTGATTGCATCAACCACTAAAAATCTACCAGAAGGCAATGAGTCTGCTGAGTTTGATAAACGGGTGAAAATTGCTGAATTGATGCTTAAAGAAGAAGACATTAAGAACAAAGGTAAGATTGTTCAGATGCAGATGGCAGAAAAAGCTAATCAGAGCAAAAAGGATGAAGACTTCCTTAAAAGCATCATAGGTGATTGATGGACGCCAAAAAAATATTGCTGTCTGGCGCATCAACTGAGGCAAAACTGGCAGCTATTGCCATTTTACTTGGTAAAGAACTGCCTGAAATCCGAGCAAAAGTCTACGAAGTTAAGAAGCTACAAGGTCCACAAGGTGAACGTGGTGCTGATGGCAAGGATGGTCTTGACGGAAAAACTGGACCGCAAGGAAAAAACGGTGTTGATGGTCGTGACGGCAAGGATGGCAAAGACGGTGACGATGGAGACACAGGTATTTCTATCGTTGGGGCAAAGATAGACTTTGATGGCTCTTTAATTCTGACATTTTCTGACGGCACTATTACTAACGTAGGTGAAGTTGTAGGTGAGCGTGGCGCTTCTGGTTTGACAGGCGCACAAGGACCAACCGGACCAACAGGTTCTACTGGTCTGACTGGACCAACAGGTGCTACTGGACAGATTGGACCTACTGGAGCTACAGGAATTCAAGGTCCGACAGGCCCTCAAGGTTTGCAAGGTATACAAGGACCAACAGGTCCACAAGGCGTTCAAGGCATACAAGGTATACAGGGTGATCAAGGTATCCAAGGTCCGACTGGAGCTGTTGGACCTACAGGTCCTACCGGAGCGACTGGTCTAACCGGTGCTACTGGACCTACTGGCTCTACTGGATTAACTGGACCAACCGGACCTACAGGAGCTACCGGCTTAACAGGGGCAACTGGTCTAACTGGTGCTACAGGTTTGACTGGTGCTACAGGACCCACAGGAGCCACGGGTTCTACCGGACTTACCGGACCAACTGGTCCAATAGGTAATACAGGAGCAACTGGTCCTACGGGAACAAGTGGCCCAACTGGTCCTACTGGTCCACAAGGGCAAGGCATCATAATTAAAGGTGCTGTTGCTACAGTTGGCGATTTACCATCATCAGGAAATACGGCTGGTGATGCTTATATTGTTGAATCCACAGGAAATTTGTATGTTTGGAACGGAACATCTTGGACAGATGCTGGTCAGTTAGTTGGACCAACTGGACCAACGGGTGCTACAGGTCTTACTGGCGCAACTGGTCCGACAGGTGCTGTAGGTCCAACAGGACCAACTGGCTCAACTGGTTCTACAGGCGCTATTGGTCCAACTGGCGCAACAGGTACTACTGGTAATACGGGATTAACCGGACCAACTGGTCCAACAGGGGATGTTGGCCCTGCCGGTTCTATTGGGCCAACCGGTCCAACTGGTATGATAGGACCTACAGGAGCTATCGGTCCTACAGGTGCTACTGGAGCAACAGGATTAACCGGTCCGACTGGGCCACAAGGTAATATCGGTCCTACTGGACCACAAGGTATCCAAGGTATCCAAGGCATACAAGGTATTCAAGGGCCAACAGGTCCAACGGGTAATCAAGGTCCAACAGGTTCTACAGGGCCAACAGGTGCAATAGGACCAACAGGTGCGGCTGGCGCAGGTTTGCTTAACCTTGATGGCGGGTATCCCAACAGCGTGTACGGCGGAGTTAACCCAATAGATGCAGGTGGTGTGTAATGACAGTTCAAATTCAAATTCGCAGAGGAACAGCCGCAACATGGACTTCGGTTAACCCTTTATTAGCAGAGGGTGAGCTTGGTGTTGAGCTTGACACGGATAAGTTCAAGATTGGTGATGGCACAAGCAATTGGAATTCTTTGCCTTACGCTACTGGCCCGACAGGACCAACTGGCCCCACCGGACCAACAGGACCCACAGGAGCAGATTCAACAGTTGCTGGTCCAACAGGTCCTACGGGAGCAACAGGTTTGACTGGGCCGACAGGTCCCACAGGTGCTACAGGACTGACAGGTGCTACTGGGCCGACTGGGGCTACAGGTCTTACAGGTCCAACAGGACCGACTGGAGATACTGGAGCGATAGGTCCAACAGGTCCTACGGGTGCTACTGGTGCGGCGGGTCCGACAGGTCCAACTGGGGCAACAGGCTTGACCGGACCAACTGGGCCTACAGGATCAACAGGTCTTACGGGCGCAGAAGGACCTACTGGGCCAACAGGTGCAACTGGTTTGACAGGACCTACAGGACCGACAGGATCCACGGGATTGACTGGTCCTACTGGACCTACGGGTCCTACTGGCCCAAGCATTACCGTTCAAGATGAAGGTTCAACACTTACTACTGCATTAACTAGTTTAAACTTCACAGGTACAGGAGTTACAGCGACAAACACGGGTGGGGATGTTACAGTTGCCGTATCAGGTGGCGGTGGTGGTACATCATCCCCTATTCCTAAATTACAATCTTGGTCAATTGGAGCAATGTAAATGGCACAGAATACAAACCCTATTTTTCCGCTAATCCCTGCTAATACATGGGTTAGTGGAGCAGCGGCTAATGCGGCAACGCCTGGTGTTACTGCTAACACAACTAAAGACCTGACTAGCGGAACAATCTATGGCCCAATTGAAACAGCAGAAGCAACTAATGGTTCAAGAGTAGATTTTATTAAAGTTAGAGCGCTTGGCACTAACGTAGCAACTGTTATTCGTATTTGGTTGAACAATGGTTCTGCAACAGGTACAGCGGCTAATAATGCACTTTATCTTGAAAGAACTTTATCATCAACTACTGTTTCTGAAACAGCAGAACTACCTGACATTATTTTGCCTTTAAACATTAGTTTAGCACCAAGCTATCGTATATACGCTACGTTTGGTACAGCGGTAGCGGCAGGTTTCCACCTGACTGCTGTTGGTGGGGATTACTAATGTTTACGGGTTTTGCATCCGAGAACACACCTGCAATTCAGGTGTGGGATTTCTTTAGCACATTTGCAAATACAACCGCTGTTCGTTCAGTATCTTTGCCAGATGACTGCTCACCTATTCAAATTTTTCGTACTGGAGCAACAACAACTGCAATTAGACTTTATTTGCCCACAGCGCCAATTGAAGGCAAGCAAATAACAATTTCTAATCAGAGGTATGGCGGTAGTTCTCAATCTATTAGTATTTATTCATCGGATGTAAGTGGTTTTGGTACAGGCTCTGACTATTCTATTGTCACCCTTGGACAAGGGGATTCAATAGTCCTTGTTTATTCAAAACAAGGTATTTCTTTTGGTACAAGTTCCGGTTATTTACAAACGGGGTGGCTGTTATTAAATAGAGCGTCTTCTGGCGCAGCTAATAGTTACTCCGCAGTAGTAGGAGGGGGTAGCAATACTGCTTCTGGCGCTTTTTCCTTTATTGGTGGTGGTAACAGCAGCACAGCAAGCAATACAAATGCTGCTGTTGTTGGTGGTAACGGCAACACAGCAAGCGGTTCAAGTGCTGCTGTTGTTGGTGGCAGCAATAACACAGCAAGCCAAGTTGGATGTATTGTGGCGGGCGGGGCTAGTAATAGTGCAAACAACACATATGCCTCTGTTTTTGGTGGTTCAAGCAATAATGCAAATTCTCTTGGAGCTACTGTAGTCGGTGGTGAGAACAACACAGCAAGCGGGTCTAATGCTGCTGTTATTGGTGGCGCAGGAGGCTTAACAAGATCAATTATTGGAAATTTTGTAACATCTGCAAGCAACACACCAATTGCATTAAATGCTCAACAACTGGCTACTTTATTGCTAGGTAGCCAAACCACAAACGCAACCGCAACAATTCTTAGAAGCAACACATCTGCCGCATCCACAACCAACCAAGTCATCCTACCCAACAACAGCGCCTATACATTCCAAGGAACTTGCATTGCAGCAAGAACTGCGGCTGGCGACACTTCCTCGTGGAAGTTTGAGGGTGCAATTAAGCGTGGTGCTAACGCTGCATCCACAACTCTGGTTGCGGCTGTGACTCCAACTGTTATTGCTCAAGACGCAGGGGCTTCTACATGGGTCTTGGCTATTACTGCTGACACAACTAACGGCGGTATTGCTGTAACTGTTACAGGTCAGGCGGCAACCACAATCCGATGGGTAGCAAAAATCGAAACAACTGAGGTAACTTTCTAATGGCTCTTAAAATCTCTATCCCCACAAGCAATGTCGGTGTTCCATTCACAGACGCTTATGCCCGTATAACCAACATCTTTGGCAACAAAGATCAGGTGCAATACCAAGTGTCTGTGTCTGCCAATGCTGATGCTAGGCAAGCAAATGCTCAAGAAGTGGCACAACACGCCTTCTATTGCCCAACTCCACAGGGTAATCTGATGGATGGTCTATATGCTGACCTGAAACTGCAAGTAGGTTTTGAGGATGCTGAAAACTGCTAAGTATGAAAATAGCTGTCTACGCCATTAGCAAAAACGAAGCGCATTTCGTTAAACGGTTTTGTGATTCAGCCAAAGATGCTGATTTGATTGTCATTGCTGACACAGGTTCAACTGATGATACTGTTCAGCAAGCAATGAATGCTGGCGCTAGAGTGTTTGATATATGCGTAAAACCTTGGCGCTTTGACAAAGCCAGAGATGCCGCACTTGCCTTACTTCCATCTGACATTGATATTTGTATATCTCTTGATTTAGACGAAGTGCTAGAGCCAGGATGGAGAAAAGAGATAGAACGGGTATGGGCAACCGACACAACCCGTCTGCGCTACAAGTTTGATTGGAGCAACGGGGTCGTGTTTTACAGCGAGAAAATCCATCATCGCTATGGCTACCATTGGCATCACCCAATCCATGAGTACATTCGTGCTGATAACAGAATTCCAGAGGTGTACGCACATACCGATATGTTGTTGGTAAGTCATCACCCTGATGAAACAAAGTCAAGAAGTCAGTATTTACCTTTGTTAGAACTTGCGGTCAAAGAGGACCCATATTGCCACCGCAATGCTTTTTACTACGCTAGAGAATTGACGTTTTATTGTCAATGGAAAGAGGCTATCCCTGCGCTCAAAAAGTACCTGACAATGCCACAAGCTGTTTGGAGCCATGAGCGGTGCTATGCTATGAGGCTTTTGGGCAAGTCACACGAAAGCCTTGGTGAGATCAAAGAGGCTGAGAAATGGTATCAAGGCGCTTGTCTTGAGGAGGCTAACACCCGTGAGCCTTGGGTAGATTACGCCATGTTCTGCTACAACACTAACGATTGGGAGACTTGTTATTTTGCGGCAAATAGGGCATTGAAAATTAAAGAAAAGTTGGAGGTCTACACAATGGACCCCTCTGCATGGTCTGACAAACCACACGACCTTTGCAGTATTGCCGCTTGGCATCTTGGGTATAAGGATAAGGCAAAGCAAGAGCTTGATGAGGCTTTAAAATTCAAACCCAATGATCCCAGACTACTTGCCAATAAAGAATGGATGACATGACACCTGAACTACAAAATTATTATGACGCTCGATTTGACATGATGTCTACTCAAGGATGGATAGATTTAATGGAAGATATTGACAAAATGATAGAGCCTTTGAATAATATCGCAACGATTGCAGATGAAAAAAGTCTACAATTCAGAAAAGGTGAGTATTCAATCCTTATTTGGCTGAAGAACTTAAAACAAGTCAGCGAAAGAGCATTTGAGGACTTAAATGAGAAGAATGTATGAATTTGCCTGTATAAACGGGCATAAGACAGAAAGATTTGTTGATTATGAGGCAACAAGTCTGAAGTGTGAGTGTGGTGAGGATTCTCATCGCATTCTCTCAGCGCCAGCTTTTCGCTTAGAAGGGTGGTCTGGAGCGTTTCCATCAGCGCATGGAAAGTTCGAGAAAAGCCACTTAGACAAGTTAAAAACTGAACGCAAAATCAACTCATAAGCAATTATGCCGAGTTGAATCTCCTACAACCGATTAACGGCAGGAAAAGGAAAAAAGTATGTTAGTTGATGATGACAAAGAAGAGTTGGGTGAGTTAGAGATCGAAGAACAGAAGATTTCGCAAAAGAATGAACTTCCTGAGAAATACAGGGAAAAAAGTTTAGACGAGATTGTGAAGATGCACCAAGAGGCTGAAAAGCTAATTGGAAAGCAAGCACAGGAAGTAGGCGAGGTTAGAAAGTTAGCCGATGAACTTATCAAACAGAACCTTGGTTCACGACAACAACAGACTAGACAGGAAGAGCCTGAAGTAGATTTCTTTGAGAATCCACAGAAGGCAGTTCAAAAGACTGTTGATAATCACCCAGACATCCTAGCGGCACGACAAGTAACGCTAGAAATGAAAAGGTCACAGATTCAGCAAAGGTTAGCGCAAGAGCATCCCGACTTTGGAGACATTGCCAAAGATCAGGACTTTGCAAATTGGGTGAAATCTAGCCCTATTCGCATTAAAATCTTCGAGCAAGCCGATTCTGGATATGATTACGACTCAGCCAATGAATTGCTATCTACCTATAAACAGCTACGTTCTGTTAAACAGAAGCAAACAAGTAATGAGGGCGAGGTAACTCGCAAACAGAACTTAAAAGCAGTAGGTGTTGATGTAGGTGGTTCTGGTGAATCATCAAAGAGGGTATACAGAAGGGCAGACCTTATTCGGCTCAAAATGCAAGACCCAGATCGTTATGATGCTTTAAGTCAAGAAATTATGGCAGCATACTCAGAAGGTCGAGTTCGTTAAACTTTAGGAGATTTAATCATGGCATATCCAACACCAGCGGTTACAGTAACAACCGCAGACAAATTCATCCCAGAAATCTGGTCAGATGAAATCGTAGCCGCATACAAGAAAAACCTTGTTTTGGCTAACATCGTAATGAAGATGAACTTCAAGGGCAAGAAAGGTGACACAGTTCACATTCCAGCTCCTACTCGTGGTAACGCATCAGCAAAAGCGGCATCTACTGCTGTGACTCTGATTGCCGATACTGAGACAGAAGTTCAAGTCTTGATTAACAAGCACTATGAGTACTCACGTTTCATTGAGGACATTGTTGAAGCACAAGCATTGAACAGTTTGCGTCAGTTTTATACTGCCGATGCTGGTTACGCTTTGGCTAAACAAGTTGATACCGACTTGATCCAATTGGGTCGTGCTTTCAATGGTGCTACTGTCGGTACTAACGACTACGCAACAAGCAATACATCCACCAAAGCCTTTATTGGCGGTGATGGTACTACTGCTTACAACAGCACATCTTCCAATGCTTCTGCGTTGACTGATGCCGCTATTCGTCGCACGATTCAGCGTTTGGATGACAATGACACTCCTATGGATGGTCGTTTCTTCATCATTCCTCCTTCAAGCCGCAATACGTTGATGGGTCTTTCCCGTTATACAGAACAGGCTTTTGTGGGTAATGGTAACGCAATCCGTACTGGTGAAATCGGTCAACTGTATGGTATCCCCGTGTTCACATCTAGCAATGCTGATACTGGCGCAGGTAACTCTACAACAGATCGTATCTGCTTGATGGGTCACAAGGACTCTATGGTTCTGGTTGAACAAGTTGGTGTTCGTTCACAGACTCAGTATAAACAAGAGTACCTTGCTACTCTGTTTACATCTGACACTCTGTATGGTGTAAAAGCCATGCGTACAGCCGCCACAACTGGTGCAGCTTTGTCTTCTAGCGCATTTGCGTTAGCAGTTCCAGCCTAATAGTTGCCTTTTCCCCTCGCCTTAATCGGTGGGGGGATTTTTTACATCAAGGAGATTTATTATGGCAGCAGCAACAGCAGTAGTTTCCCGTAGGGGAACTGACCAATTCCGAGGTCTTTTTTCGGATACTTGGTCTGTAACAGCAACACTAAACGCTTCATCTTTAGTAGATGGCGCTGGTGAGACAAACACAATTACAGTTCCAGGCGTTGCTTTGGGCGATATTGTGATGAACGTAAGTATGGGTGTGGATGTCTCTGGCCTCTCCATCACACCTTATGTTTCAGCGGCAAATACTGTCTCAATTCGTTTCCAAAACGAAAGTACCGCTACTGTGGACTTGGCAAGCACAACAATTAAGTGCGTTGTGGTTCGTTTGGTCTAATTTAAAGGGGGCTAATACCCCCCTTTTTTTGGAGTTTTTATGGCTACTTTTAGATGTTTACAGTCGGGTACTGAGATAACTTTTACTTATCAACATGATATTGATAGCATGAAAGGTCACGAAGGATACGTTCTTGTTGAGGAAACTCCAAAGGAAGTAGAAGATAAACCTAAATCCCGTGGTGGAAGACCTAGAAAAGAGGTTGCAAATGTCGGAAATTGATCCAAGGGAATTTGGTAAGCTAGAAGCCCAAGTTGAGGCTCTACAAGCAGAAGTCCATGGACTTCGCCAAGATATTAAATTACTGCTTGAGATGGCTAACAAGTCTAAAGGCGGTTTCTTTGTGGGAATGGCTATCGCCTCTGTTATTGGCGGTGTTATTTCTTTTGTTGCAACCAAGTTAATTCGATAGGAAATATATGCCGCAAGTTGGAAACAAGAAATTCCCATACACAGAAAAAGGCGAGAAAGAAGCCAAAGAGTATGGCAAGAAGAAATCTATGCCTGTTACTGTAATGATTGCTATTGGTAAGCCTAAAGCTATGCCTACCCGTGGTGGTCGTACCGCTACTAACATGATGAAGAAATCAGGTCGTGGTAAATGAAAAAGACCAAGGCAGAAAAGAAGATTAGTTCTGTCATGCGAGAGTACAAGGCGGGAACGCTTCACTCTGGCAAGGGTGGCCCTGTTGTAAAAAAGCCAAAACAAGCCCTCGCCATTGCTTTATCCCAAGCTAGGAAAAAGAAATGAAACAAGGTCTATACGCTAACATCAATGCCAAACAAGAACGTATCAAGGCGGGTTCTAAAGAAAAGATGCGTAAGGTTGGTTCTAAAGGTGCTCCTACTGAGGCGGCATTTAAGGCTGCGGCTAAGACCGCAAAGAAGAAATGAAATCTCCTGCTTGGCAAAGAAAAGAAGGAAAATCTGCGTCAGGGGGCTTGAATGCCAAAGGTAGAGCATCGTATAATGCAGAAACGGGTGGCAATTTAAAACCACCAGTAAAGTCGGGAGACAACCCTCGTAGGGCATCCTTTTTAGCACGTATGGGCAATATGCCTGGCGCTGAGATGAAAGATGGAAAGCCTACCCGACTTTTACTTTCTCTTAGAGCTTGGGGCGCAACGTCCAAGGAAGACGCTAAAGCAAAAGCTAAAGCGATCTCTAAGAGGAACAAATGAGACCAGTATCCGTTGGAGTTGAACCTGTAGCTAATACGCTAACTACTGTTTATACAGTTCCTACGGGTTACTACGCCAAATTTACAGTCATGTATATCCACAATATTGGTGGATCGACAAAACACATTACTGTGGTGTGGAATGATGCAAGTGCCGCCACTTCCTACGACATCCTGACTGAATACAACTTTACTTCAAAAGCATACCTTCAATTTGATGGCAATGCTTATATTGTTTTAGAAGAAGGCGATAAGATTCAAATTACGACTGAAGCTGGAAGTACCTTTAGTTTTATTGCCACATTTGAGGTTTCAGGAGCGCAAAGAACATGACCTACTTAGAGCTTGTCAACGATGTATTGACACGATTGCGTGAGACAAATGTTTCAACTGTTTCAGAGACTAACTATTCTGCTTTGATCGGCAAGTTTGTCAATGATGCTAAGAGACAGATTGAAGACTCTTACAACTGGAATTGTCTTACTCAAGCAATCACAGTAACGACTACTGCTGCCACGAGTTCTTATGCTTTGACAGGTGCGGGACAGAAGTTCCGTATCAATGATGCGCTTAACACAACAAGTTTAATTGGTCTTCGGAACATTGAGTTTGTGGACATGAACCGCAAATTGAACCTTGGCGCACCTTCACAGTCTATTCCATCAGAGTTCTGCTTTAGCGGTGTGGATGGTAATGGAGACACAAAAGTAGACTTGTTTCCTGTTCCTTCTGGTGCTTTTACTCTGTTGTTTGATTTGACCATCCCACAAGCGGCTTTGTCTGCTGATGGCACATCTGTAAAGGTATTAGACTATTTGGTGACTCAGAGTGCTTATGCTCGTGCTTTAATTGAACGTGGTGAAGATGGCGGTACGGCAAGTTCAGAGGCTTATGCTTTGTTTCGTGGAATGCTATCTGATGCTATTGCGTTGGAAAGCACTCGTTACCCTGAAGACAACTTTGTGGCGGTCTAATGGCAGCTCCACTACAAAGTAATAGCATAAGCGCACCAGGCTTTTATGGCCTGAATACGCAAGACTCTCCATTGGATTTGTCTTCTGGTTTTGCTTTGGTTGCCACCAATTGCGTGATTGATCAATATGGTCGTATTGGCTCAAGAAAAGGTTGGACTAGGGTTAACTCCTCTTCTGGTAATCTTGGTGCTAATGATGTAGCTGTAATCCATGAGTTAGTGCAAATTGATGGCACTTTAACTGTGTTGTTTTCTGGCAACAATAAGTTATTCAAACTTGGTACTTCCAATGCTGTTACTGAATTGACTTATGGAGGTGGTGGTAGCGCTCCTACTATTACTGCTAATAACTGGCATTGTGCTTCTTTGAATGGGATTACTTATTTCTTTCAATCAGGACACGATCCTCTCATATTTGACCCTGCTGTAAGTACTACTACTTATCGTAGAGTTTCAGAGAAAACTGGTTATGTAGGAACAGTTCCTTCAGCAAACATTTGCATTTCTGCATTTGGTCGCTTGTGGGTTGCTAATACTACAACTGACAAGGTTACGATTACCTTCTCTGATCTGATTGCAGGTCATGTGTGGGGTGGTGGCACTACTGGTACTTTAGATGTTTCTAGGGTATGGCCTAATGGTTCTGATGAAGTGATGGGCTTGGCGGCTCACAATGATTTCTTGTTTATCTTTGGCAAGCGTCAGATTCTTGTTTACTCTGGTGCAACAACTCCTGCAACGCTTCAGTTAAGTGACACAGTAGGGTCAATTGGATGTATTGCTAGAGACTCAATTCAGAGCATTGGTACTGATGTTATTTTCTTATCAGACTCTGGTGTACGTTCTTTGATGAGGACTATTCAAGAGAAGTCTGCCCCTTTGCGAGACTTATCTAAAAATGTTAGGTCTGATTTAATATCTTCTTTGGCTATTGAAACCTTGGGCAATCTTAAATCTGTTTACTCAGAAAAGAATGGCTTTTATTTGTTGACAATGCCAGTATCTCAACAAGTGTATTGTTTTGATACAAAGATGCAACTACAAGATGGTTCATCTCGAATTACAAAGTGGGATTCAATCAATCCTACATCATTGTATTCTTTGCGTAATGGTGACTTGTATATTGGTAAGAATGGTTATATCGGTGAGTATGAGAGTTACTTAGATCACACTTCTACTTACAGGATGTCTTACTACACAAACCATGCAGATTTAGGCAATGAGAATCAGATCTCTGTTCTAAAGAGGATTAAGACAATCATCATTGGTGGTTCAAACCAGTTTGTGACGATTAAGTGGGGATTTGACTTTGCCGCCAACTATTTGTCGGGCAATGCTTACATTCCTGAACAACAGAACTATGAGTATGGTCTTGCTGAATATGGAATAGCAGAATACTCTGGTGGTGTTTTGATTAAGACATTGGATGTAAATGCTTCTGGTGCGGGCAAGATTGTTCAAACTGGTTACGAAACTACAATCAATGGTGTTCAATTATCAATTCAGAAGATTGAGATTCAATCTAAGAACGGGAAGGTATCTTAAATATGTCTAATTACACAAAAAGCACTAATTTCGCTACCAAAGACAATCTAACTCCTGGCGATCCACTCAAGATTGTTCGTGGTACTGAGATTGATACTGAGTACAACAATATTGCTACTGCTATTGCTACGAAGACAGACAATGCTTCTGCTGCGATAACTGGTGGAACTATTAACGACACAACCATTGGAGCGACTACTCCTGACACTGGTGCGTTTACTACTTTGGCTGCATCTGGAACAACGACATTGTCTGGATTGACAGCATCTACTGCTTTGGCATTGGATTCAAGTAAGAATGTTGTTTCTGTGACCAATACAGGTTCTGGTAACAATGTTTTGGCAACAAGCCCCACTTTAGTAACTCCGGCCCTTGGAACGCCATCTGCATTGGTAGGCACAAACATTACTGGTACAGCAACAAGTTTTAACATCAATGGTACTGTTGGTGCTACAACTCCTACGACTGGTGCTTTCACTACTTTGTCAGCATCTGGTGCTGTAACCCTCTCTGGAGGTACTGTTAATGGTGTTGCTTATTTAAACGGATCTAAGGTTGTTACAAGCGGTTCTGCGCTTACTTTTGATGGTACGAACTTAGCGACTACTGGAGATATTTCTCTTGGTGCTGGCAAGTTGTTGAAATATTCATCTACTGCTTACATCACCCCTGAGAACAATGTTAGTGGAGCAGAAATTTCCACAACTGGAGTTATTACATTCCTAACTGGTTCTGGCACGCCAACAGAACGTGCCCGTATAGACTCAAGCGGTAACTTGGGTATTGGTACAAGTTCACCCAGTTATAAACTCCACGTTAGTAGCGGTGCAACAGCAGCAACATCATATTTTACTTCTACAGCAACACCTGCATACAGCGCCACAGCATATAACGGAGGCAGTGCAAGAATTGCATTAAATGGTGGCGGGGCTTCTGGCGCAACAACAGGTATAAACTTTTCTCAAGGTAGTTCTTTTGAGTTGTACCTTGGAGGGGTTGAAGAGTCTGGTGGTGCTGCTGCTTTCGTATTTCAAGGCTATAACGGCTCGGCTTACACAGAACGTGCCCGTATAGACTCAAGCGGTAACCTATTTGTCAACTCAACTACTATCAGCAATTCTCCTGCTCGTGGTGTTCAACTTTGGTCAGGCTCATCCAATTCAATTGGTGGTATTGCAATTGGTCACGATACAGGTGTTGCTTCTGGAAATTACTTTGCGACATTCAATTATGCAAGTGGAATGATTGGCTCTATCACCCAATCTGGAACAACAGCAGTTCTGTACAACACAACTTCTGACCAACGCCTAAAAGAAAACATTGTTGATGCACCCGAGTTTGGTAGCGTGATTGATTCTATTAAAGTTCGTAGTTTTGATTGGAAAACAAGCCAAGAACATCAGCGTGCAGGTTTTGTTGCTCAAGAATTGGTAACTGTTGCTCCAGAAGCAGTACATCAACCAGAAGACACAGAACAAATGATGGCTGTGGATTACTCCAAACTTGTACCAATGTTGGTCAAGGAAATTCAATCACTTCGTAAACGCCTAGCAGACGCTGGCATTTAACTTAAAGGAAAATCATGGCTATTACATACAACTGGTCAGTCTCAAATCTTGACCGAAATACATCAGACGGCTTTGTTTATTGCTGTCATTGGCAAGTTAGCGCAGTAGACGGAGAACACTCTGCCTCTTGCTACGCAACAGCCTCATGGCCTGAAGGAACTATTACTGTTCCTTATTCTGACCTTACAGAATCAACTGTATTAGGTTGGGTGTGGGAATCTGTAGACAAGAGTGCTACAGAGTCATCTTTGGCGGCTCAGATTGATTTGCTCAAGAATCCTGTTAAAGCATCTGGTACACCTTGGTAAAGTTTAGAAGTACAAATCCCTAGAGTGGAGTAAGAATTATGGCTACCATGTTCCCAAGACAATCAGAATTAAGAAGATTTAATGCAGAAGATTCATCTTCTAATTATCTTGAACCTATTGACTCGTTGTCTAGTGTAGAACCACAAAACAGTCCTATCAATAGTCAGCAATTTGTTGAAATATTACTTGCTAATCCAAACATTACTGACAATCAGATTGTCAAATCAATGGAGGCTTATGGCATTTCTCCAACACAACTTGCTGAAGCTATTGGTGTGCCAGAGGGTCAGATTGTTTCTAGGGTGGCGGCTACAGTACCTCAAGGACAAACTGTTACCCTTGGAGACACCATTATTCAGCCCGTATATCAATTTACTGGCTCTGGTGAGAGTGAACAGGTTGGTGGGCTTGAGAATGTTATTACCTACAAAGAAACTGAAAACAAGGCAGGTGGAGCGTATACCCAATACACGCCTTCTGGTGAAGTAGAGAAAACTGGCACTCAACAAGAAGTTAAAAGCGGTTTAAAAGAGTTTGCAATAGGCGCTGGAGTACTCCTTGGATTGCCAACCATCTTAAATGCAGGTGCGGCTACTGGTGCTGCGGCTTCTGGTATTTCAACAGAAACCCTTTTATCTCAATTGGGAGGTGAAACTGCTACAGCAAGTGGATTGCTTTCTAGCACAACACCTCTTGCCGCTGTTGCTCCAGAAGTAGCGGCTAATTTAGCGGCTTTTGAGTCAGCTAATGCGGGCGTTGGAGCATTTGGAGCAACAGATGCGATAACTGGTGGTCTTCTTTCTACCCCTGCTGCTATTGCTCCTTCTATTGCTTCAGCAGTAGCTCCTGTGGCATCTACTGTAGCACCTGCTGTCGCTCCCGCTGTAGCCTCTACTGCTGGCGGTTTATTGAGTTCTGCATTACCTGCGGCTGGTACTGTTGGTGGTGCATTGGCTTCTGGTGCTTTATCATCTTTAGGTGGTGCTTTGGGAGGTGCTGTGACTGGTGGATTAAGCAATCTTATTTCTGGTGGTTTAGGAACTGCTGGCAACTTGCTTCAAATGCAACAATCAAAAGAAGCGGCTCAAAAAGCCCAAGCAATGATTGAAGCTGAGACTGCTGCCGCTAAACAATCCGCACAGTTTAGACCTGTTGGCATGACTACTAGGTTTGGCACTTCTGAGTTCAAAGTTGATCCTACAACTGGTCAATTGGTTAGCGCAGGGTATACCTTAACTCCTGAAGCTAAAGCACAACAAGATAGATTTGTTGCTTTACAGAATCAAGGTCTAACACAAGCAGAACAAGCACAAGCACAATTTGCTCCTTTGCAAACAGGCGCTCAATCCTTGTTTAACCTTGGTAATCAGTACTTAGCTCAAAGTCCTCAAGATGTTGCTCAAAATTATCTAAATCAACAGATGGCTTTATTGCAACCAGGCAGAGAGATGGAATTGGCTAATCTGCAAAACAGACTGCAACAACAAGGTCGTTCGGGTCTTTCTGTTGCTCAAGGTGGCTCTTATGGTGCTACGACTCCTGAGTTACAGGCTCTGTATAACGCTCGTGCAATGCAAGAGGCTCAATTGGCGGCTAATGCTCAACAAGCGGGTCAACAACAGGTTCAATTTGGTGCAGGATTGCTTGGTCAAGGTGCTGGTGCAATGGGTCAGTACTATGGTGGTCAGCAAGCGGCTTATGCACCCTATACAACTGCTTCTGGACAAGTTCAAGGGCTTGAGGCTCTTGGTCAGCAACCATTGACTATGGGAATAGGTCTTGGTCAACAAGCGGCTCAAGCGGGTGCTAATGTTGGAAGACTTGGTTTGACAGGCGCTCAATTGAGTACAAATTTGGCTACAAGTGCTGATGCAACAAGAAACTTAGCGGCTCAAGGGTTGATTGCGGCAGGTAATCCTAATGCAATGTTTGGCAATGCTATAAAGGGATTGTTTGGAACTCCAAAAAGCGGATTTAGTTATGGTCAATATGGAACTGGTGTAGACCCATCAACAGGCGAGTTTTTTGGTTCGCTGTACTTCTAAGAGGAAATATCATGGCAGATAGTATGGTAGCGGGTCTTTTTGGTTTGACTCCTGAGATGTATCAAAACCAACAGTATCAACAAGATTTGAAGCGTGGTTATGAGTTAGCCCAACTCTCTCCTGGTGCGGCTGCTCAAGCGGGTCTACAAGCTAGTGTTGGTCAATTAGGTCGTGGTGTAGCGGGTTTGATGGGTGTAGAAGACCCAATGCTAAATCGCATCACACAACAAGATCAGTTGCTTAGAGGTCTTGATTTAACAAACCCTAAATCATTGCTTGAAGGTGCAAAAATTGCCAGTCAAATGGGTAATCCTCAATTGGCGGCAGGACTTGTTGATCGTGCAAAATCACTACAAGAGTCATCTGGAAGGATTGCCGTACAAAATGCTCAATTATTAAAAGCAATGCAACCAAATAAACTTACGGGTGATGAGCGATATATTACAACTTTACGGAATATTGAGACTAAGATTGCTGCTGGTGAAACACCTTCTCAAATAGAGCTTTCTGATGCAAACATAGCTGGTCAGATGCTTTCTAAACCTCGTAGTTATTTTGATCAAGCTAGTGGTCAAATGGTTACTCAAGCCGCTACAGATCCTTCAAAAGCATTTCCATTGACTTATAAAGCAATGGGTGCTTTTAGCGAAGAGAAACCTACTACAGTTCCAAAACCAACTGTTCAGCAAGCAACTACTGGAAATCTTCCTTCTGGATCACAGACAGAAATTGGTGTAATTGATGCTAATCTTAAAAAGCTCGAACAATCAGCTCCAGAATTGCAATCTTTCCTTACTTCATTAAAATCAAATGAAGTTAAATATAACGCTAAAGATAACACCTTTGATTTCCTTGGCGCAATAATACCGCCAGCATTTGGATTTAAAGAACAAGGTGGTCAAGTTAAGAAAGATGAGATTAAACGTGCTTTAACTGAGCGTGTAAATACTTTACTTTTAATGGCTAAAGGTACGCAAACAGAAGGAGATGCTACTCGAGCTAAAGATCAAATTGCAAGTGATACAACATTTTTGAGTCAAGCAAGAATGATTGGAGCAATTGAAGGATTGGAAAGAACTGAGAAAAAACTTGAAGCAGAACTTCTTGCAAAAAAAGGTGCTTTACAGTCTCAAGGGAAACCAACTGCTCCTGTTGAACAACCGACTACTCAGGAAAAACAACCAACACCATCTGTTCCACAGAAAACACAATCTAAACCTACTGAATTATCTAGGGAACAAAAGATTGATCTTTTCATTAAAGCAAATGGCGACAAACCAACTCGAAAAGAGGCTGAAGATTACTTGCGCTCTATGAATAAACTATAAGGAGTTGAGTCATGGGATTGTTTGATGAATGGAAAAATAAAACTGATGCAGACAAATTGCAACAGAAGTACCTGACTGACTTTGAAAAAGGTAAAGTTAACAAAGCCAATGAACTTGCTGAAGGAATCATGCAATCGGTGCTTGAACTCGGCACTATGACTGGTTTAACAAAACAGGAAACACTTGATAAATTTAACGCTCAACTTGCCAAACAACCAGATCGTTTGTCTTATGACAATAAAGTAATTGGTGCGGCAGGTGAGATTGTTGGCGAGTTAATCATTGCTGCTCCCGCCTCTACTTTGGGTTGGTTTGGTGCTGGTGGCAAAGTTGCTCAAATATTGAAACAAGGTTTATTTGGGGGTCTTTGGGAAGGCGTTACTAAGACTGTTAAAGAAGGTGAAAGCAGACAAGAGGCCATTGCTAAAGGCGCTCTTATTAGTGGAGGTGCAACTGCGGCTGTTGGAGCGCTTAGTCGTCCAATAGAAAAAGTCACTAACTTTGATTTCAAGACCAATATTCAAGCAGTAAAAGATGCTTCTGCTTCTTTAGGAATTAGCCCTAAACTACTTGGAGATTTTACTGGTAGCGATGCTACTCGTGCGGCTGAAGCAATGAACAGATTGAGAGCTGGTGGCGTTGCAAAAAGTCTAAAGCAGAATGCAAAAGAACTCCAAAAGGCTGGTGGTACTGTAGAGAAGGCTATCACTGGTGGTGCTCAGTACTCAGGAAAAGCTGGTGAAAACATTACCAAAGCTGTTGAAACAAACTACACAAACGCTACAAAAGAAGGCAATAAACTTTATGAAAAGTTAGATGTTCTTGCTAGTGCAAATAACCTATCAAAGATTCGCCCTACAGAGACTGAAGCAGCTGTTGATAAAGTAATTTCTGACTATGGTGATCTTTTTAAAGTTCTTGAAAGACCTGATTTACAAAACAAACTAACGTCTTTTGGTACAAAATTAGGTAAAGAAGAGGTTAAACAAGAAGCTGGATTGATTGTTAGCGAAGGTGGAAAACCATTTATTCCAGAAATTAAAGGGCCAGTAGACTTTACTTTTTCTGATATTCGTAAAGCACGAGAAGGTTTAACTGATGCTTTGTCAGTTGCTAAAGCGCAGAATAAGTTTGGTGCTAAAGAAACAACTCGTTTAAACGAAGTTTTAGAAGCAATGGACAGAGATATTGAGAAATGGGGTCAGTCTTTGACTCAAAATCAATCTGTTTCTGATGCTTTCCAATCAGCTCGATCATTCTGGAGAGGAAATGTTATTCCTTTGCGTGATGCTGATTTAGCAATCACAATGATTAAAGATCCTAATTCTGGCGAACTAAAAACAGATATTTCTAAGTTGGTTGGTCGGATTGTTTCTGCTGAATCAACAGGACAAGAAGGCGCTAAACGGGCGGCAATGATGATTTCTAAGGTTTTGCCACCTGATGTTCGTCAAGATGTGGCTGCAGCTACATTTGCAACTGCTAGAAAAGAAGCAACAGACGTTGGAACTGGTGAATTTAATCCAATTAAGTTTTCTACATTCTTGCAATCAAGAAAAACTAATCTACAGCCATTTGTTGACGAAAACTTAGATACTTTGTTAAATAAATATAGCTTCCTAACAAGCTCCATGACTCGCCAACAGGCTGGTTCTGGACTAGATGAAGCTGTAACGCAAGGTATGCGTGTTGGTGTTGGTGCGGCAGTTGGTGGTGCGCCAGGTGCGGCTATTGCGGCAGTTCCTGTTAACAGAGCTATTGAAGCGCTATCTCGATCCGTATTTGATACAAAAGCTGGTCGTGCAGTTATGTTATCTGCTAAATCACTTGATGATTTGCGCCCATTGGTAACTGGTGGTGTAGTTTCAACTCCTAGTGAGCAAACTGTTGAGCAACAGCCACCAGAAGCGCCGATGCAATGGGTTATGCCACCAGAGTTGGAATCCCCATCTACTGAACTACCAAAATGGCAAATGCCCGCAGAACTTGGTGGTCAACCGCCAGAACCAACATCAACAATTGATCAACAACGCCAAGCCATTTTTAATCAAGAATTGAAAGATTTGATGGGTAGATCAATGGCGCAACAAGGTTCTAACGATCAACTTGGGTTAGATCGCACAACGAGAGACATAAGTGCTTTGTTAATGGAAGCCTCAAGAGGGAAAATCCCTTTGTCTATACAATAAAACCATAGTTTTTAGTTAAATGGTTTTATTATGTTGCCCATAGACCCCGTAACAGCTCTTGCAGGAATACAGAGTGCTGTAAAACTGATTAAACAGGCTTCTAAGACTGTTGATGATGTTGCTTCGCTTGGGCCTTTACTTGGTAAGTATTTCAATGCTAAGAGTGATGCTACAAAGGCTGTAGCTGCCGCCAAGAAGGGTGGCTCTAGCATGGGTATGGCTATCGAGATTGAGATGGCTCTAGAGTCCACTAGGGAGTTTGAGAAAGAACTTCAAATGTTGTTCTTCCAAGCTAATAAGATGGATGTGTGGGCAAAGATTAAGGCCAGAGCACAGGCTATGGATGTAGAGGATGCTCACAATGCTCGTAGAGAGAAAGAAGCCGATGCTAAGAAGAAAAGGAAAGAGCAAGAAGAACTAGAAATGGGACTGCTGATAGGCGGTATTGTTTTGGTGTTTGCTTTGGTTGCTTTTGGTATTTTTGAGGCTTTAGACCATTGTGCCAAAGTAAGGTGTGGCAGATGAACTTCTATCAAAAACAAGCAGATATGTCTTTCAAGATAGTTGGTTATACATGGGGGGCTATATTGTTCTTTGACATTATGAAAGTACTTCCTAACTTCTTGTCAGACAGAATTATGAACGCCCTTCTAGCAAAGTTGCCAATATGAGATATTTGCTTTTGTTATTGTTGCTGACTGGCTGTGAGGATCGCTACAGATACTTTTGCCAAAATCCTGAGAACTTTGTTCATGCTAACTGTCAGAAACCTAAGTGTTTGTTTACACAGACTTGTCCTGAATACCTTGTAGCCCCAATCTTGGAGAAAAAAGTCAATGAACAGCAATCAGAAACCAAGACCAACAATTGAAGAAGTAGAAACCTATGTATGGGGATTTGTGGTCGTCATGGTCACATTGATTCTTTGCTTCATTGTTATTGCTTTGCTGTACTCTGTCACCTTTGTTACTCAGCCTATCAAGAGCATGGCTCCAATTGATATGGCTTATACCAAGATGCTCAATGACATCGTTTTGCTCATTGTTGGTGGGATAGGTGGGGTTATTGGTAAAAAGGGCGTAGGAGCGGCTGTAAATGCGTTTAAACCCACTCCTGAACCTCCACCTGTTATCTCTACTTGGACTCCAACCACTTCAGCACCTAATTGGTTGAACTTCAAGAATCCTGATTTAGATGAATCTTGGACACCACCACCTCCTCCGACTACACCTCCTGATTTGTTAGAAGCAGATCACGAGCGTGAGCAATTGGCTATGGCTAGAAAAGAGGTCGGATAATGTTTGGCATACCACTACCTTGGCTATTGGTTGGTCTATGTATTACTCTGTTTGGCACTTACCGAGGTGGTTATCACTTTGGTTGGTCAGACAGAGATAAGGAGATGCAGATTGAGATTGCCAAGAAGAACGATGAATCCCGTCAGACAGAACAGAAGCTCAACGAGCAATTAAACACTACTGCCAGTAAACTTTTGGAGGTTAACAATGTTGTCACTCAGAAACAGTCTGCTCTTGATCGTGCTATTAGGGATGGTAGGGTGCGGCTCAACACCGCCAGTTGTGTACAAGCCCCCACAAGTGCCCCCGTTGCCACCACAAATACAGAAACAACCCGTGAACCTGACAGACCGACTGACACAGCTTCTGATGCCGACAGAGCAACCCTCCAAGCCATTGCCGAAATAGTAGCCCAAGGGGATCGGAATACTGCTGCACTCAATGCCTGTGTAGATTCGTACAATCAGATGAGAGATTTGTTGAATGATAAACGCTGAACAACTCAAACAACTTCATATTGGCTCTGAGTGGCTAGATGGTTTAAATGCTACTTTTGAGCGTTTTGACATTATGAATCCCCTTAGAAAGGCTGCTTTCATTGGTCAATGTGGGCATGAATGTGGGAACTTCAGGATTCTTGAAGAGAATTTGAACTATCGTGCAGAGGCTTTACAGAAGTTATGGCCTAGAAGGTTTGACGCCACCAAAGCACAGATGTGCGCTCGTAATCCTAAGTTGATTGCCAATACTGTTTACTCTAGTCGGATGGGCAACAGGGATGAGGCTTCTGGTGATGGCTATCGGTTTAGAGGTCGTGGGTGTATCCAATTGACAGGACACGCCAATTATTACCATGCTGGTCAGGCTCTAGGGGTGGATTTTGTAATGAATCCAGACCTTGTAGCGACTCCTATGTATGCCGCCCTTACTGCGGGATGGTTCTGGGATACACATAAACTAAACCAATATGCTGATTCTCAAGACTACAAGACCATGACTAAGAAGATCAATGGTGGCTTTATAGGTTTGGCAGACAGAGAAAAGCACATTGCCCATGCTCTCTCTGTCCTTGGTTAACCTATCATCCTTCTTACGAAAGTGGCAAAGCTAGATGCTGTGTCGCCAAATGGCATCTTGTCAAACTCTTGGGCTACCTCTTCTAGCGCTCTAGCCCTAACAGGACAGTTTCTGCCTTGGGTACAATCGTATGTGCAGCAGTCCATACCACTAGATTTGTTGCTTCTTAGGATTTGCTTACCAAGGTTGCTGTTTTGTTCAACCATGTTAAAGGCTTCGTCTTCCTCTTTTGTCCATTCAGTCATCTAATTCTCCTTAACGGAATGTCTACCTTCTCTGGTGGTGGTGGAGTGATACTCTCTGAAGGTGGAATCCATCCATGCTTTCTCCACAGAGTTTGAACGTCTGATCCTGACTCCCACTTAAAGTCTTTCATGGGGACTGATGGATAGCTGATCTTGGAATGTGGTGGTTTTTCTAGCATACAGACCACTCTCTTTCGTTTCTACCAGAATTTGATTTAACTGTTTTGCCAGTAAGTTGGATTAGACCAATCTTCTGCATCTCGTTTAAACGTCTTGCAACCTGATTGCCATCTAAGTTGGTAAGAGAGGCTATCCCATCTTTTCCAAGCGCACCATACGTCTGTAAACACTCCAGAATTACCTGAAAGTGTTGTCCTGCTACTGGTTTGATAGACTCTGCTGCTTCAAAAGAAGTTACTGGGTCTGTTGTCCTGACTCTTGGGAAGTTAGGAAACATCTTATCGAAAACATTTTTATAATCCATTATTGACTCCTATTAGGTGGGGTACTCGCTGCACCACAGATACTGCGCTACTTGTCCGCAATTCAACATTTCGGGCGGAATCCGCTTTCCCCCGTTAAAATTTAAAAGGGCAGGTCTTCGTCTGCGAAACTAGCCTTCTTAGGGGCTTGCTTGGGTTGGTAGTCTTCCTTGGGTGATACTGCTAAACCCATGAATTTGCCTGATTTACCCTCTTTTATCCAAGCAGATAGCCAGTAATCCTGACCTCCAACAGTTATGTTGCCCTTATATTCAGGCGCACGTTCATTGTCTTTTTTCTCATTTTTGAAAAGTACCCCACTGTTATCCCGCTGATTTTGTTTATTGTCCATTTAACACTCCTTTGTATGCTGAAAAATCTTGATGCAACTTGTTTGTTGCTTCTACTGCTACTAACTCTGCTAACTCCTTATCCTTAAAGTATCCAAAACTATGCAGTATTGAATTAACTCTTAAGGCAACCAACCATTTTTGCTCTCTTTTGAGCCACATAACTCCTTTTGTCCCACTTGTATTTCTAGTGCTAATCTTTTGATTCATACAATTTTGAGACTTTGTAGCAGCCCTCAAATTCTCTATTCTGTTGTTTAGCTTATCTCCATCTATATGGTCAACAAAATCAGGCAAATAGCCGTGGTGGTACAAAAATATAACTCTATGTGTTTTATAAAATTTTCTGTGAACGTGTGTTTTGTGATAGCCAGTTGACGGATCAAATGACCCCGCTGGACTGCCAATTTTTACACGATTGGCTGCTTTAACTTTCCAATACAAAATGCCATCTTTGTAATCAAAGCATTCTTGCGCTTCTTTTTGTGTAAGCATTTACATTTCCTTAGCTTTTTTCAAAGCTGTACGCACTTTACTGGGAAGGAGTGTCCACAAGGCGATTTTTTGTTGATCGTCTAGGTTCTCTCCCTCTAACTTAACCCAAGCTGCCTTGGGATCACCTTGCTCACAAGTGGCAATCAAATCGACTGCCATCTCTTGCAAGTACTGTAATTCCTCTGGAGGAATGTTATCTGTTGCACCCTGAGTTGGGCTGATAATGACCTTATCCTCTTTCAAAGGAGCAGAGGAGTCTAAAGCATCATGCTCAACAATCTCCATTGCTGATACCCAAAGATAGCGCCTGGTATATGTCTCCACCGCACCAAGGTTTTGTATGGGATGGCATCCCTTCAGATTGGCTTCTGCCATAGGGCTTGTCAAAAGGATCTGTGAGCCATCTTCTGAGTCTGTAATGGTAAGGGTTGCTAGTTCTTTATCGAACGATACAACACCGCACAAACCAGTCTTATAGAAGATTGAATTGATTGTTGGCAGAAAGTCACCTAGTTCAAAGTATGAATACCCTGCAAACTTGTTGTGACCTGATTTCTTGAGTGGAGCGTGTTGCAATAACATTCTCGCTTCCATCAACTTTTTGTGTACTGAACCCATATTAACTCCCATTAGTAAGAATATTGATCTAATTCGTCTTCAATGATTTGCTTTTGTTGTTCAGGATATAAGTCCTTGAACTCGATAAAGTCTGCTTCTTGGCAACAGACTATTTTATTTCCCTTGATTGTCAAGCAATAAGGACAGTAGTGGATGTCAGAAAACTCTTCCACATAGATCTGAAATAGTGTTTTCATTAGTGTAGAGAGTCGTACGCCATTTCGTACAGAACATCACCTGATAGATCGGCAAGTTGAATCAACTCATCGTCTGTCAAGTCAGTCCCATCTTCATAGCATCCACCTGAAAAGTAGGCATCAGAAAAGTCTGGGTAATCATTACTATCTACCCCATCTACTTCTAGGTCTACGACCTTTTTTCCATTAAGCATTGGCATATTTACTCCTTTTAAACGTGGGTTACTGTTTGCCCACACCACTAATGTGCCACATACATTCCTGAATTTACATAGGGGTTTTCCCTAATTTACGCAACTTTTTTATCATGTTAGGCTACTCGTATGAACATTGAAATACTTGAAAAAAGATGCGCTGAAGCCTTGCTTGGGTACTCTCAAACAATGGCAGATGCTTATACAACCGAACCAGAGGATCTCACTGCGTCTGTAACAGCACTGCTTGCTAGGACGCTAGAACTCCATCTAAACCGACCAATTAACCTAGAGAACCTATGACCAAAGAATCAATCATTACTGCTTTACAAAATGGCTCTCTTACCTCTTACGACATGGAGAACTTGACACGCATCCCAAGGAATTCTATTGTTGCTGCTTGTAAGAAAATGATTCGTAAGAATGAACTTACTGCTGAAAAGATCAAGATGGGACGCTCTTGGGTATTGAAATACACCCTTGCTGAACACATGATTGAGGTTAAAGAACCTGAAAAGCCTAGATGCCTACTCAATCCTTTTGACATCAGAAACGCCAAAGGTATCTTTACCAAGGCTGAATATGCGGTGATGAATATGCAAGCTAAAAGACTGCTTGGAAAACCTCAAGCAAAAGAAATCACAAATAATCAATTTATTTGATACAATGTTTACACGCGGCTAGGGTAGCTCCCGAAAAGATGATACTTCACCATCCTGCCAAAAGCGTGTCTTGTGAAGTCAACCGAAGAAGTAAGGTTAAAACATGGCTACTCTTAGTCTCAAAAAGCCTCATCCTAAAACGATGATTGGCGACACTCCCCTTTTAGATTTACAAGGTATGTACGCAGTAATGCGTCAAAGCCGTAAAACAAAAAGTATGCGATTTACTTGCATACACGACTCTCTGTTGAAGGCAACACAAGAAGCTGATCGCCTATCCAAGCAGGCGGATGGGAAGCGTTATCTTGTTGTTCAGGTTGTTAGTTCAATAGATTGGGTGGTATGACATGGCTGGCGATTGGATAAAACTTCAAAAAGATACGCCAGATAAGCCAGAAGTTCTTGCAATAGCATCTAGGATGAATTTAGACCCTGATGCAGTTGTCGGAAAACTTGTACGTATTTGGTCATGGTTTGACACACACACAGTTGATGGTAACGCACTAAGCGTTACATATGCGTTACTAGATCGCTTGGCTGGAATCACAGGTTTTGCAGAACAGATGTCTTTCGTTGGTTGGTTAAACCAAGAAGGTCATGTACTGAGCCTGCCAAACTTTGAATATCACAATGGTGAAACAGCTAAAAAACGTGCTTTAGGCAAAAATAGGCAAGATAAGCATAGAAGTAACGATGAAAGTAACGCAAATAGTAACGCATCGAGCGTTACAAATGCGTTACCAGAGAAGAGAAGAGAAGAGAAGAGTATAGATATAAAGAAAGAGAGAGCAACT